CGCCGCCCGTTAAATTCCGCCAGGCGGTACCCGCTGTACCCGGCCGGCCAGAAGTCCAGATAGTCCACCGTGTTGACCTCCGCCTGCGCGCTGGCTTGCACGCCGGCCTTCATGGACCGGTAGAACTCCGACTGGCTGACGCCGTCTTCCCAGTCGCACATGAGAGGCGGCTCGCTGCGGTGCTCGATCGCGCCGCTGAAGCCGGAGGCCGCCTGCGGCTCCTCCACCCAGATGAGCGTGATCTCATCCGACCACGGCGTGTGCAGGATGCTGTTCACGCGTCCGCCCTCGCTTTCTGGCCGAAGAGGCGGTTGTTCCGGGCGATGACCAGCATCCGCGGCATCGGCGCGCCGTCGATCCGGTTGCGCCAGAGCCAGGCGGCGTACATGATCACCAGGTCCCGGTCCGCCGTCGTGTTCTCCAGGGTGATCCCCTCGGCCGCGAGACGTTCCTGCGCCTCCTGGAGCCGGTCACGGAGGCGTCCGTCATAGGTTTCGGCCCGGATGCCCAGGTCGATCTTCAGACCGCTGAGCAGCTGCTCCATGTCCATCTGATCGCCCCTTTCTTTTAGTCTGTGATGCCCTGGAGCTGCCTCCAGAGTGTTTCGTCGTAGACCGTGGTCCCCACATGGCCCAGCTTGATGCTGGAATCGCACCAGATCGTCTTTTCCAGCCAGGCAGCCCGCAGGCAGAAGGCCAGATCCTCCCCGAAGCCGAGCGTCGGGGAGAAGGGCGGGCCGTACCGGTCCCGGATCTGCCTGATCAGGTCCACCGTCATCATGACGGCGCCGAAGCCGCAGCCGGCGATCTCGAACAGACTGTCCCGTTCGTAGTCGTCGAAGCTGTCCGCCGCCGCGGCATAGCCGCCGGTCGGCATGGGATCCCGGCGCAGCCGGTTGTAGATCACCGGATGGATCGGAGGCTTCCTGCTGAAGTACAGCCCGGAGATCATCTCCCGGCCCTGGTCCAGGTGCTCGGAGAGCCTCCGGAACAGGTACCGGTTGAAGATCATGTCGCTGTCCAGCCAGAGGATCCGGTCGAAGTCGCCGTCGATGGCGATCTCGGCCAGCTTGTTCCTGGAGTCGTAGATCAGCGAGTTCTGGGCCGTGGTCCACTGGACCTCGCCGCTGACTTCCAGGCCCACGCAGGACCGGAAGAAGTCAGCGTGAAGCATGTCCATGCAGGGGATCGCGATCATCGTCCTCATGTGCTGCCCTCCGAGGTCTCAGATCATGCGCTGGTCACGGTGACCGTGCAGGTGGCGCTCTGGCCGGCTGCGGCGGCGGTGATCACGCTGGTGCCGGTGGTCACGCCGGTGACGGTGCCGTCGGCGGCGACGGTGGCCTTGGCGGTGGTGCCGCTGGTCCAGGTGATGTCACCCTTCACGCCGAAGGGCAGGAGGGTCGCCGGGAGCTTAATGGAAGAGCCGGCAGCGACGGAAGCGGTGGCCGGGAGAATGACGCCTGCGACGGTGTTGGCCGTATCGGCGGCGAACTGCATGGAGGTCACCGGAGTGCTGCCAGCGATGTTGATCGCGACGAACGCTTCGGGGATAACCGGAGTGCCGTCGGCGCGCATCTTGCCTTTGAATACGGTATTGTCCTGGATGAACTGGACCTCGCGGCTCTGCTCGATGCTCATGCCGCGGCGGATGACCGTCAGGTACAGATCGCCGAAGCCGCCGACGATGTCGTTGTCCGGCATGAACTCCAGGATGTCGATGTCACCGGAGACGATCGGGAGGCTGCCGCCGATCATGGCGACAAATTCGCCGGAGAGGTTGGTGGCGATGGCGCGGGCCTTCAGCTCGCCGTAGGTCTTGCTGTTCATGGCCCAGAACATCTCGCCGCGGGCGTAACGGTTATAGGCGGGAATCACAGCGCGCTGCAGGGCTGCCCAGAAGGCGGTGCCGGTGGCGTCGGCTGCGATGGTTTTGATGTTGCTGGTGTGCAGGTCGACCCACTCGGGGGCGTTGGCCGGATAGCCTTCCGGCTTGGAAGTCTGAGCCAGACGGGTCACAATGCCGAGAGGCATTTTGCTGGCGGAGCCTTTGCCGTAGAGAATCGCCTTGTCCATGGCAAGGCCGAGGGCTTCGGAGAGCATCTCGACGATCCAGCTGGCGAGGTTGAGGTCGCTGTCCTCCAGCAGGCTGTTGCACACCGGAATGAAGCCGGCGAGCTTGTAGCCGTCCAGCGTGACCTGGTTGAACACGAAGGTCAGCTCATTGATCACGCCGCACATCTCGGTCCAGACGGCCTCGGGAACCGTGCCGGCGATGGTCTGGCGGGCTTGGCCGCCGACGTCGCGGATCCGGACGCGGTTGAGCAGCTTGCTGTACCGGTACATGTTCTCGGCGATGAGATCCAGGAAGATCACCGGGATCGTGAGCTCGCCGCCCTGCAGGGCAGCGTTGGCGCCCTTCATGCTGCGCAGCTTCGCGAAGAAGGTCTTCACGTCTTCCCGGGCGACGATTTCGTTCCGCTGGGCCATCGGCAGCGCATCAAACGCGCGCTGGGTGAGGGGGAGCTGGCGGATCTGGACAGAGGTCTGAGGGATCATAACGGTATCAATCCTTTCATTGTTGTGCTCCGCTGCCGGCGCAGCTGCGGCCGGGGCGGGCGGGGTCTGCTTCGCTTCGATCGCGGCCAGTTCCGTCTCGGCGGCCTGGATGTCGGCGGTGATTGCGGCTTTCGCGCTCTCATGCGCGGCAAGCTCGGTGTCATAGGCGCCCACGGCCGCGTCCACGGCCTGGCGCTCCTCTTCGGTCTGGGCGGCCATAATGTCGGCCGTCAGGCTCTCCTCGCGGGCGGTGAAGTCCGCGTCCCTTGCCAGCAGCTCCTGCAGGCTGGCGTGCAGTGTGTTGATCCTGTTCTGCAGGACCAGAGCTCTCAGTGCCATGGTTATTCCTCCTTATGGCTCAGTCTCGCGAGCATCCGCTCGCGCCATACTTCCGGCGCCTCCGTTTTCTGGAGACTCTCCGGAGCCGTCATGCCCGGCGCCAGATGCACCGTGCGGTTTCCGATGTAGAGCGCGCGGCCGTCCTGGCTCGCGGCGATGGCCAGAGGATCCGCGTCGTCGATGACTTCATCGGCGAAGCCCTTGGCCGCGGCCTCGGTGCCGGTCATGTAGGTGGTCTCGCTCATCATGCCGAGAATCTCCGCCTCCGGCAGGCCGGTCTTCCTGGCGTAGATACTCGCCTGCATCTTATCCCAGGCGTCGTACTGTTCCGCCAGCTCCCGGAGCTGTCCGGCATTGTAGCCGCCCCAGAGGTAGCCCCAGCAGTTGTGGATCATGATCAGGCTGGAAGGATTGACCTTCACCCGGTCGCACGCGCACATGATCAGGCTGCCGCCGCTCATGGCCACGCCGTCCACGATGCAGGTGAGCGCCATCCCGCCGCGGCTCAGTTCCCGCAGGCGGTTGTGGATGACGTTTGCGACATTTGCGTCGCCGCCGTAGCTGTTCATCCGGATCGTGAGACTCCGGCAGCGCTGGATCTCATCCAGGTCCCGGAGAAACTCATCCAGCAGGATGAAGTCGCCCTCGACCGGATCACCGGTCCACCAGTCGATCGGCCGGGTCTCATAGATGTCGCCGTACATCGTGAGCGTCGCGCTGTCCCCGTCCTCGCTGGCCAGGGCATACGCGCTGCGCTTGATGTTGACGGCCTTCGGTGGTGTTAAGTCTACAAGTTTGCTCATGTCTCACCTCCGGTGAGTTTTGATTGATCGCCCAGCCTGTCGGCCGGGATGTAATTTTCCAGGGCCAGCAGCTCATCCATCTCCGGATCGTATTCGAGGCCCATCCAGTCGCGCCACTCGTTCCGGCGCATGGCCATGCGGTCGACCATCTCCGAGCCGGCTTTGATCAGCTCATCCATGCTGTAGTTCAGCAGGCTCCGGTTATTGAACCGGAAGAACAGGTCCGGATCGGTGAGCAGCTTCTTCGTCAGTTCCTGTTCGATGATCTGGGCCAGCGGCATGATCGTGGAGCTGATGAAGTTGTTCCACTCGTCCCGCTTAAACTCGCCGACGCCCAGGATGAACGCCGGGATCCCCAGGATCGTGGCCACGGTTTTCTTGTCCAGTTCCACAAAGTCCTTCAGAGCCAGATCGGAGAGAGTGAGGGGCTTGATGCTCTGCACGTCGAAGCTCTCCGCCGGGATGAGCCACGGCTCACCGGCCTCGCTGCCTTCGACGTATTCTTCCAGGAGCTTCTTCCGGCCGGCCTTGGTGGAGAACTCATCCGCCAGGGCGTCGACCTTGACAATGATCGACGGTTTCCACTTACTCTGCAGGAAGCCGGTCTCCGTGGCTGCCGCCTGCTTCAGGCTGTTGGCCACGGTGGAGAGCGTCACGGTGTAGCCTTCGCCCCTCCAGGGGTAGAAGCTGCCCGGATTGATGGCAAAGTGCAGCAGGTTCTCCGGCAGATACTCCCGGCCGGCGATCTCCACGCGATAGTCGTAGAGAGAGGTCGCATAGAGCGCCGTGTATGCCGACGGGATCGGCATCAGTTCCCGAAGGCGTCCGCGCTCCGTAATCGGGAGCACGATGCAGTTTCCGCGGCCGTCCAGGTAAAGCGTCCGGACAATCCACTGGATGAGCGCCGACCGGGTCAGGTACCGGTTCGGGGTGATGTCCACCACGCGGCTGAGGTCGTTGGTCACGCGTTCATCGCCATGATCATTTGCCCTCCTGAGGTGGATCGTCATGGATCCCACCAGCCGCGCGATCGTGTTGACCGCTGCGGAGATCTCGGGGGAGTCGGCCAGTCTCACATACCCATCGCAGGCCAGACTGTCGAAGCCTTTCGGGTCCGTCAGCCAGAGCATCGCACCGCCGGAGGATCCGGAAGCCTGCAGCGCCGTTGTGCTGCCGTCTGCTTTTGCGCGGATCCCGGTCATCTGCCGTCCCGTGCCGGCGCTGCTGCGGGGTCTGTCCCTCGCCTGGGGGGTCCGTCTTTCTCTCACTTGTACTCTCATTTATGACCTCCATCCTGGGCGGCGTCCGCCGCCGGTCGTCTCGCCCTCCCGGGGCGTCCCGTCTTCGTTCTCAAACCATCCGGCGCCGGCGCTGCTGCGGTCGGTGCTGATCAGCAGTCTCACCGTCGCAAAGACCGCGGCGTCAAACACATCGATGCGCTCACGCTCCGCGATCTTCTCGTACTGGACCGCGTCGTCGGTTTTTTCCACAGCCTTCACATTGCTGACGCAGTACTCGAAGGGCTCCGCGTGGAGATAGTAGAGGCAGCCGATCTTGGCCTTGTGCTCGATATAGCGGAAGCCCTCGCTCTTCTGCATGTAGAGCTGG